TTACATAGACGGCTTGTCGGGTCCGTTTGCGATCGCCGAGCGCACTTTGGTCAGGACCGATTTGAAATAGGCCTCGCGCTCGCGGTGGAAGCGATGTTGATGCGCCTGAAACGCCGCGACCCGGTTCTCGATTTCCTTGCGGACTTCGCTGTGCGGAAGCACCCGGGCTAGTGGTACTTCCAGCATCGGGACGCTGGTGTGCTCAAGCTTCTCGATTGGTTCGAACGAGACAGATGGTTTGGCGGGAACCGGACGCGGCGCGAAACCGGAATAGTCTGTCCGAGGCGCTTCGGTCCGTTTCAGTTCAACGGAAGTCGACTCAACCGCATTTTCCGGTCTTCGGCCGGTTACCGATTGAACGAATGCCCTTGTCTGCGCGATTAGATCGTCACGTTCTTCTGCCCACTTCATCACACTTCCTCAGCCCAAAACATCCCAGCAAAATATATCCGCTAAATCAAGTCATTCGATCAATCGTCAGCTTTGCGCGGCGCAGTCGCGCTTATCTGTGTATAAAAAACGCGCAAGGCAAATCGACCGAACTCTTGTTGAAAAATCTGCCGGTGGTTCCGTCTGTTTAGATTTGACTTGCCGGGCAAATCACCGGCTTATGTCCATGGTCGGAAGAATCATGCCCGTAGCCCGAAAGGTTGCGGGCCTTTCATTGAAAGATCATTGATCAGAGGTTTTTTTCAACCAGCGGCTTTCCCGACAAACTTGTCAATTGAACCGCGACTGAATTTTCGGCTTTTACCACAGTTCGATTTGAGACTTGACCCGACGGGCAAATCACCGGCTTATATGCATCGTCGCAAGAATTGAGCCCGCAGCCGGAAGGTTGCGGGCTTTTCGATGAGCGGTCTTTATTCGGAGAGTTTTTTCTATCGACCGGCTTTCTCTCGACAGCCTCCGCAATTGGGCCGCGACTGAATTTTCGGCCATTACCGCCGTTCGATTTCGAGACTTGATCCGCCGGGCAAATCACCGGCTTATATCCACCATCGCAACAGTTGAGCCCGCGCCGGGAAACCGGCCGCGGGTTTTTTCATTTGGAATTCGAATCGGACGGCGGCCCGTACGTCACGGCGCTTCACCTCCCCACCGTCGCCCCAGGCGCCGTTAGCGCGCCGCCGTCCGAACCCTTTTGACCACAGCGTTTTCGAGCGAGCATGCCCTCGGACTTGATCCGTGGGTGGATGCCGGTTGGCGTGAAGAAAACGCGTCAAACAAGAATCCAAAGTTCGGTTCCGATTTAGTCAGAACCGAAGCCTTAGCCGGCGTGCGCGAACGCGCCGGCCGCGGTCGTCTCGTCAACGACCGCACGCGGCCCCGCAAGGGATAGGGCGTTCGCGCCCCGAAATGATCGCGCCACACCGGTCATGCCGCACTATTTTTCGGACCAGGGAGGAGGGACCAGCATGACGGCCTATCTGATCTCGTTGGCGCTGGCCGGATTGGTGCTGATCATCGTGTGGGAAGGACTGTCGTGAATATCATCGTTTGCAATTCTACCCGTCGCGCTCGCTTCTTTCGCGGCGCAGGAAGTCCAGATGCCCAGAGCCATCACTGAAATCCGCTCGGTGGCGCGCAGCTATACGCGATCGGCGATCAAAGTCCTGGTCGGCATCATGTGCTCGGAGGCCGCCACCGCCGCGGCGCGGGTCACGGCGGCGAACGCGATCCTCGATCGTGGCTGGGGCAAGCCGCCGCAATCCTTGCAGAACGGCGACGGCGGCGCGCTGGAGCTGATCCACCGAATTGAGCGTGTCATTGTCAGTCCTGAAAATTCCGACCGCGAAGATATTTGAGCCGCTGCTGGAACCGGCCCGTTACAAAGGCGTTTTCGGCGGACGCGGCTCGGGCAAATCGCATTTTTTCGCGGAGCTTCTGGTCGAGACCTGCCAGGCCGAACGCGGCACGCTCGCCGTCTGCATCCGCGAGGCGCAGCGCACGCTGGCGCAATCGAGCAAGCGGTTGATCGAGAACAAGGTCGCAGCGCTCGGCCTCGGCCACCAGTTCAATATCTTCAGCGACAAGATCGAGACGCCAGGTGACGGCCTGATCATTTTCCGGGGCATGCAGGATCACACCTCGGAGTCGATCAAATCGCTGGAAGGGTTCCGGATCGCCTGGATCGACGAGGCGCAGACGCTGAGTGCGCGCAGTCTGTCGTTGCTACGCCCGACGATACGCGCAAAGGCCTCCGAACTGTGGGCGTCTTGGAATCCGCGCCGGAAATCCGATGCCACCGATGATTTCTTCCGGGGACGGCAGCCTGCCGGCGCTATCGTCGTCAAGGCGAACTGGCGCGACAATCCCTGGTTCCCGGCGGTGCTGGAAGACGAGCGCAAGCTCGACCTCCAGCATTTTCCGGAAAGGTACGATCACATTTGGGAAGGTGAATACGCCAGGGCGTTCGAAGGCGCTTACTTCGCGCAGTTGCTGCAACAGGCGCGGGCGCAGGGGAGAATCGGAAAAGTCTCGGCCGATCCGCTGCTGCCGCTGCGCGCCTTCATCGATATCGGCGGCGCCGGCGCCACGGCGGATGCGTTTACGATCTGGATTGTGCAGTGGGTCGGGAGCGAGATCAGAGTTCTCGACTACTACGAAGCTGTTGGCCAGGTGCTGGCATTTCACGTCAACTGGCTGCGCGCGAACGGCTACGCGCAGGCGATCCTGCACCTGCCGCATGACGGCGTTGCCGCCAACAACATCACCGGCAAGCGCTACGAGGATCATCTGCGTGAGGCCGGCTTTACGGTCGAACTCCCGGTGAAGAACCAGGGCAGGGGCGCGGCCATGATGCGCATCGAGGCGCTGCGGCGGCTGGGCCCGCAGCTCTGGTTCAACGAAGCAACGACCGAGCCGGGCAGGGACGCGCTCGGCTTCTACCACGAGCGCAAGGACGAGGCGCGCGGCGTCGGCCTCGGGCCGGAACACGATTGGTCAAGCCATGCCGCCGACGCGCTTGGACTGATGGCGATCTGTTACGAGCAGCCGGACCGGGCCGCAGCATTCAACCGGCCGATCCGGTACGCAGAGCAGGGGTGGGTGTGAGCAGTGTCCTATCTCGACCGCCTTCCTGGCAGGGACGTGATAGGAGCACCAGATTTTTATTCGCGATATGGGGTAGGCCGTTGACTCCTGTGTTCAGGACTAGACATTCCACTAAGGTAAGCGAACCAACCGCATCCATTACAAACGATCACACTGCACCGCCCTGGATTCGACGTTTCCCTTTTGAGGCGCGACTTGAATCCGGACTCATAGCAGGCGTCACAAAGGCTATGTTGGGGTTCTCCCTCCTCCATGCCTTCTTTCAGCGCACGGGCGAACACGTTGGGGTGGATCTCGCTAAGTTGATAGCGTTTCTTCTCTGCGTCCCATCGAATCGAATGTTGCCTCTTTAGTTGTAGTCTCCACCAAAATATTTCGCAGAGATAATCATGCCCAAAATGTCTCCGCTTGATCTCAAGGCGATGCTCGCCTCCGAAAAGGCCGATGCGCTGGCCGCCATTTCCGCGGCGCGGCTGATGGACGAGCGCGCCGATGCGATGGACTATTACCTCGGCGACATGCGCAAGGACATGCCGGCGCCGGAGGGGCGCTCGCGTGCAGTGTCGACCGACGTCGCCGACACCATCGAAGGATTGATGCCGAACCTGATGGATATCTTTGCCGGCTCCGACGAAGTCGTCCGCTTCGAGCCGGTCGGCCCCGACGACGAGGCCGCGGCAACCCAGGAAACGGATTACGTCAATCACGTCTTCATGCAGCAGAATCCGGGCTTCATGGTACTGTATTCCTTCATCAAGGACGCGCTGCTTTCGAAGGTCGGCATCGTCAAGGTGTGGTGGGAGGAGCGCGAGGAAGAAAGCCGCGAGACCTATTACGACCTCACCGAGGACCAGTTCACGTTATTGGCGCAGGCCGTGATGCAATCCGGCGGCGCGATGAAGATCGTGGCGCACACCGTACACAAGGCGGCGGACGAACTGGAAAGCCGACCGTCCAGGTCGGAAGCGACGAGTTAAGCAACGCGTCCCTTCAAATCATGCATGTACATACGCGAGGAAGCTGAAGACCAGGATGCCGCCGTAAGCAAGGTTGATCATGCTGAAGCCTGATGGTGATCATCCCGGTGCCAACGACTTGGCGTAAGAGAACAGGCTCGCGATCGCTACAAAGCCGATCACGGCCCAGGCAAACATATATCGCCCGTTTCTGATCGCTTTCGCTCGATATTTCTTGCCGGCCTCGTTCAGCAGTTCAGGATCGACTGACGTAGCGTCGATCCTGATGGACCCGCCCGTAACCAGGTTAAACTTCTTTTATTTGCCGATTCCCAATAGTTCGTCCCGGGCGTCAAATTGTTGAGGGTCAGTCGCGTAAAGTTCAGCGCACGTACGGCAAAGAACCCGGCCCCGACGAACCATACCACCACTAGCCAATAAGAAAGTGTCATCATTTTATATCCTGACTGCCGATCGCAAGACGGCGGCCCTTACGCCAGCAAACATCAATACTTCCGGTTGAAGATTGCTACTCGGGGACGGCGATGAGCGTCAATGAAAATGGAAATCTGCGACCAGACGGTCTTACCCTGTCGTGGACATCAACCATTCCTCGCGTCGGCACGGTCGGAGTCGGAGGCACCTATTACTGGAATTCGGGCTCGCCTACGGCGCCTTCCGCGACCCTAACCGGCATGTGGGGACGAGGCCGCGACGCCTGGAAAATTCCCTTGGGACCGCTGGGCAATCTAAATTTGGGTGCCGTCTTCCTCCGGAAAGGAATGACTTCAGCCGATACGCTTGGATACGGCACGACCTCGAATGTTTCCACGTTGATACCTTCCGTATCCTTCAATACGAGCATTCCAGACATCAATGGCATTCCCCAGCCCGCGAAGGGCAGAGAATCTGCAATCGAAGCCGGCGTCAGCGGTTCGATCGGTACTTCCAAAGCCGGGACCTATACGGTTACCCTCCCACAGGCCGCGGATGCTCCAAGGTTTATTCGACCTGCGATGGGGCCGGACGATGAACTTCCGCCGTTGTTTCGGATGCTGCAAACCGGTCGTGCCACGATCGGCGCGCCGCCGGCGCCGCCGGTACCTTTCCCCGCGCCGTCCAGGCAAAAGCCGTTGGGCGACGGGATGGGTGATTGGACAGCGTCCGCAGCGCCAGCCAGTTCACCGCCGCCGTTACCACCGGCCTCGCAACCGCGGGAACCAGGCGGCTCGATCGCGTTCGACAAGGGCGCGTCTCCGGTCATGTTCCCGCCTCCGCCGAACAGGCCGCGCGGCCTTCCGGGCATGATGACCGACGCTGAACTTTTTAATCCCGCAAGTCCGGATCAACCTCCTCCCGGCGGACTGCCGGGCCTCCTTCTGGATTATTTGCGCAACAGCCGATCCGACGACGCTTCCCGCTGACTTTTTAGCGCCAGCTGCAGATTCATTCGCCGCATCTCACGACGGATTTTCATGAACATGGTCATTTCTTTGCCGCAGGCTGCGACGCAGCCGGCGCCGCTCCCCATTACCCACGACGTCACCATCGTCACCACGCGCAAGCTGGCGCAGGCGAGGGTGATGGGCGTGCCGCCGGAAGAGTTCGGCATCGAGCGGGGCGCGCGCTGCATCCGGGATTGCAACTACTGCTTCCACGAGGTCGTCACCAAGACCGAAAGCCAGTTGATCGCGGAGGGCTTTGACGAGAACCAGGTCAAATCGCTCAGCGACTATACCGGCAATACCGAGATCGAGACGTTGGCGCGTGACAGCGTCGACGAGCATTTCAACATCAGTTCGGGCGAGGTGAATTCGGCGGCACGGCTGGTCCGCATCACCGAGCACTATGTGCGGATGGACTACGAAGGCGAGGGCCGGGCCTGCCTCTACCAGGTCATTACCGGCGGCGACCAAAGCGAGATCCTGCGCAAGGGCGGCAAGGAATGTATCATGCCATTCGACGCCATTCCGTTCGCGGCGACCACGCCGGTGCCGATCACTCATCGCTTCTTCGGCCGCTCGATCGCCGATCTGGTGATGCCGGTGCAGCGCGAGAAGACCGCGCTCAAACGCGGCGCGCTGGATAACCTCTATCTGCACAACAATCCGCGGGTCGAGGTCGCCGAGGGCATGGCCGGTCCGAACACGCTCGACGATCTATCGGTGTCGCGCCCCGGCGGCGTAGTCCGCACCAGGCAGCCGGGCGGGCTGAACTGGCAGGTGGTGCCGGACATAACCTCGTCGGTCTATCCGATGATGCAATATCTCGATGCCGAACTGGAAACCCGCACGGGCCTTGCCAGACAGAGCCAGGGGCTGGACGCCAACGCGCTGCAGAACCAGTCGGCGACTGCGGTGGCGCAGGTGTTTTCGGCGTCGCAAATGCGGATGAAGCTGATCGCCCGCCTCATGGCGGAAGGCGTGCGCGATATCTTTTCGCTGCTGCACGCCACCATCCGCAAGCACGGCCAGCAGCAACAGACCGTGCGGTTGCGCAATGCCTGGATCAATGTCGATCCGCGCGGCTGGAAAACCCGTGACGACATGACCATCAATGTCGGCCTCGGCGCCGGCGGCAAGGCGCAGCAATTCGCGCAGACCATGGCGATCGCGAACGTGCAGAAGGAAATGCTCGCCGGCGGCAAGAGCAATCTGGTCGGCGACGCCCAACTCTACAACACCGCGGCCGAGCTGACGAGGATCATGGGGCACAAGAACCCCGACAAGTTCTTCAACGATCCCACGGCGATCAATCCGCAGACCGGGCAATTGCTGCATCCGCCGCCGGCGCCGCCCGCGCCGCCGCCGGATCCGAAGTTGTTGGCCGCGCAAGCGAGGGCGCAAACCGAGCAGGCGCTCGCCGTACACAAGGCCCAAGTCGAGCAGCAGCAGGCGCAGGACGCTGCGGTCCATCTACATGTGAAAACCCAGGCCGAGATCGAACTGGCGAAAATCAAGGCCGATCTGGATGCGAAGCTGAGGATCCTCGATGCCCACATCGATCTGGCGGCACGAAATCCTCCTGCGGTGCCCGGCGCGCGCAGGGCCAAGGACGGCCATCATTATGTCCCGGACCAGAAGCGGCCGGGAAAATTCCTGATGGTCGTTCCCCATGGATGATTATTCGCTGGTCCCGGTCGACCATCAGCCCGACTTTGACGGCGTGTCGCTGGTGCCCGTCGAGCATGATCCGTTTAGCCCGGATGATGTGGACGAGCAGAAGCAAGATCCGGCGGCAACTCAACCTCAACCGCTCACCGTGCCGGCAGGCCAGCCGGATGTTGGCGCGCCGCCTGTCGGAGATCGCGGGCAGTTTTCGCCGGGGACCGAGATCGGCAACAAGGCAGCCGATCTTGCCGGCAAGATTACCTATGGCCTGATGCGTCAGTTTGTGACCCTCCCACAACGCGCCATCGACGCGTCTGCACAGGATGTGCGGCGTCTCCGAGAGGATGGCTATGTAGCCCAGTCGATCGGACCCGCGGTTGACAGCGCCATGATGATGGCCGGAGCCGGCTTGCCGACGGCAGAACGCGAGGCCGTAGGCGCGCCAGGCGGCAAGCTGCCGCCGCTGGATTCGGCAAGCAGCGTGGCTGACAAGCTCAATCGCTATTTGCTTGATCCGGACCATGTCAGCGGCGGTCCGAAGGCAAAGTGGTTCGAACAGGCGCTTGGTTTCACCCGGGAAAATGTAGAAGACCTTGCAAAACAACTGGTCTTCGATGAATCTCGAGCGGTTTAGACAGAAGTGACGCCACATGGAACGAAATTTGACCAGATCGTCAACTTAACCGGAGCCAATGGCCGCGCGATACCAGTCGCACCATCTGGATGATTGGATCGGATGGCGCGCCACGGCTGATCACGGTACTTCCCAGGAGTTAGACAATGTTCAAGGAGTATGAAGTTATTAGGCTGAGACGAACAACGTCAGATATTCCGCTCCCGGCAGGCGCGAGGGGAACGATTCTGATCGTGCACGATGCCGACCCACCCGCATACGAGGTTGAGTTCATGGATGGAGCGAAGTCGCTGGGAGTTTACACAGCTTACGACACCGATCTGGATCGGGCCTAACTTGGATGTCCAAACCAGCAAAAGTCGGCCCTTTTGGAAGAAGTCGGCCAGACCATCGCCACGCACAAGATGCAGATCGAGCGGCAGCAGGCGCAGAACGCGGTGATCCATTTGCAGGTGAAAGCGCAGACCGAAGCTGAACCGGCAAACTGAAGGCCGACCTCGATGCCAGGTTGCAGATTCTCGACGCGCGCATCAAGTCAGGTGACGCGGCCGCGTACTGAACCCAAACGCTGACGGCCCGCGGTCTCGTCGGCGCGCCGGCGACGCGGCCATGATCCTTCAATCTCAGCAACACAAAGAGCCGGGAGCGGCCTGCAGTTTGCTCCCGATTCAAGACTTCTGATGGTCGTTCCCCATGGCTGATTATTCGCTCGTTCCGGTCGACCATCAACCCGACTTCGGCGGCGTGTCGCTCGTGCCTGTCGAGCATGATCCGTTCGACCCCGACGGGGCAGGAGGTCAACCGGTGCCTTACGGTTCAACCTCGCCTAATTCCGCAGGAAATCAACAGATTGCCACCGCTCAAAGCTGCCGCGCCGCCCATCGGGCTTGCCTTTTGAGTGGCCGAGACGCGGATATATGCAGGAGGGCCCTTTGGAATTGCATCGGAAACCGCGTGCCGACAGTCTTTGGGCCTGGACTTGTTGGAGTGCCGGATTAGATCATGAACCGTAAACGACAGCGGAAGGAGACACCATGCAGGAAGCGGAGAAGCTGTTCGAAATCGTATCGGATATCTGGCAATCACGGATAGATGATGGCGATTTTCACCAAGCCGTTCTTGTGGGAATGTCCGGATATGTTCTGTTGCGCGCCCAGAACATTAAGGACGGCGAAAAGCTCTCCGCAGGCGCGCTGAATCTGGTTCACGTCGCGATCGAACTGTCACGGCGATCGGCAGAAGAGCCGGGCGATGAACTGAGCTGTTCGTTCTGCGGCCAGCGGGAGCCCGACGTAAAATTAGCAGCCGGCTCAAACGCGCATATTTGCAACGCATGCGTCGAAACGCTTGGTGATGTATTCAACAAGAAATAGCGTCGCGGCTCGCGAACGCTGGGAGGTTCGCAAGGTTGAAGTCTTTTCCGACGGAAGAATGGGGGATGCTGGCCCTGGAATGACCGTTTCAAAAGCGGAGTTCGACGAGATATGGTCGAAGGCGACAGCGTGAATACTCGCCCATTCCAGATTTATCATCTGACGTCAGAACCCATTTCATCGAGCGTGACGTTCAAGCCGTTCCGCGAATTGAAGCCGGCGGCCTTCACGCCCACACAAAGGATCGGTTGTCTGGCTGCCGATGCGGCGACGCATCCATCGACGCCAATCAGCTTCTGAACAAATCATTCAATTCGACGTCACGGGCCATCCAGCCGAAGTCGACGCGACAAACGGAAATTCCAGCGATGAGCGATGAAGAAAAACTGCGGGAAGCGGCCGGCAAGGCTGTCCATGCGCAAGAGCTCCTTGAACACGACCTGCTTGCCGAAGCCTTCGCAGAACTCGAGGCCAGCTACACCGCAGCATGGCGAGCCAGCACGATCGAGGACGTCAATAGCCGCGAAAAACTGTTCCTTGCCATCAACATCGTCGGCAAGGTGCGCGATCATCTCACCGCCATAGTTACCAACGGCAAACTGGCCCAGGCGGAATTGAAGGAACTGGCGCTGACGGCGGAACGGCGAAAGCGGTTCGGGATCGTGTGAAGGCAGCGTCGCTGCTTGCAGGATTGAACGTCGCCATAGATCCATTACGGGCCAGGCTTTTGGCCGCCTCCGCTTTTAGATTTTGCGTTATCTGAACCAGTCGAACGGCGCTTGATCGTTTGCTTCTTCGAAGAAGCAGGACTGGCTTCTTTCGTGGATTGACTTGTCGGGCAAATCACCGGCATCTATTCAACATCGCGAGAAATGCCGGTTCGGTTCGAGAGTAGCCGCGAGACGATCGATCGCGACGCAGCTCCCTTCCGGGCGACATCATCAATTAAATTAGCACGACGCTGACCCTGCGCGCGGCGCAGGCGCCCGGCGAATAGACGAGGGCAGGGCGAACCGGAAGCCAGGCTTCCGCGCCATCGCGCACCCGAAATCTTCACACTCCAAAACCTCAAGCCCGCCGCGGACGCATGCGCATCGCGTGCGGATCGTCGCCGGCCGATCAACCCGGCATTCGGCGCGCGGCGGGCATCACTCTGCAGGGATATACTCGACATGACTCTACCGACCTCCACCTTTGCCACCTACCAGGCGGTTGGCAACCGCGAAGACCTCAGCGACATGATCTATCGCATCGATCCGACCGACACGCCCTTCATGAGCGGCGTCGACAAGGAAAAGGCGACCGCCGTCAACCACGAATGGCAGACCCAGGCGCTGGCGGCGGCCTCCAGCGCCAACGCCCAGCTCGAAGGCGACGACCCCACCACCACCACGACGACGCCGACCGTCCGGCTCGGCAACATCTGCCAGATCTCCTACAAGGTGGCGCGGGTGTCGGGCACGCAGCAGGCGGTCGACCATGCCGGCCGCGACAACGAGCTTGCCTACCAGGAGATGCTCAAGGGCCTCGAACTCAAGCGCGACATCGAAACCATCCTGGTCGGCACCAACCAGGCCAAGGTCACCGGCAACACCACGACAGCGCGCACCACGGCCTCGATCCTGTCGTGGATCGCGTCCAACACCTCGAAGGGCACCGCCGGTTCGCCGGCAGATCCGACGCCGATCGATGGCACCGGCACCCGCACCGACGGCACCCAGATCGCCTTCACGGAAGCGCGCCTGAAAAGCGTGCTGTCCTCGATCTGGACCAATGGCGGCAAGCCCGGCACCATCATGACCGGCGCCTTCAACAAGCAGGTGTTCTCGACGTTCACCGGCCGCGCCACTGCGATCGAGGAGGCCAAGTCGAAGAAGATCGTGGCTTCGGTCGACGCCTACGAATCTGACTTCGGCAAGCTCAAGGTGATCGCCAACCGCTTCCAGCGCGCCCGCGACGTGCTGGTGCTGGAAATGGACAAGTGGGCGGTCGCGTACCTCAACGGCCGCAACATGATCTCGATCCCGCTGGCGAAAACCGGCGATTCGGACCGCTGCCAGATCCTGGCGGAATATGCCCTGGTTGCCCGTAACGAAAAAGCGAGCGGCGGCGTGTTCGACAACACCGCAGCCTGACCTTCGCCATCGTCATTCCGGGGCTGGTGCTGCGCGCCGCTCCGGAATGATGCGAATTCAGCCTGAACTTCCTGTGGAGACCAAAGATGTCACTGCCCGGCAATCACACCCTCTCGACCATCGACGTTACGGGCTATACGCCCTCCTGCGGCGCGGCGCCCGTCGCCGCCTATATTCGCGCTCCCTTCCGCTGCCGGCTCCTGAAAGTGACCGGTATCCTTGGCGGCGCCATCACCACCGCTGACGGCACCGTCACGGTGTCGGCCAATTTCGCCACGCTTGCGACCTTCGCCGTCCCGCAATCCGGATCCGCCGCGGGCCAGTTGTTTTCGGTGGTGCCGCCGTCGCCGACCTATCTCAATGAGGACGACGTGATCGTGCTGACGCCGTCCGGGGCGTCGGGCACGTCGATCCCGATGCACTTTTCCGTCGCCGTGAGGGCCGCCTGATGTCGTTCTTCCCCAAGCAACCTTCTTCGCGCACCGGGGTAACCCAGACGATCGCCTTCGACGGCAGCGTCGCGATTGCAAATGTGTTCGGCCCGGAAACCTTTCAGCTCCGTCTCGCGGCTGATGCCGCCTGCTGTTATCGGATCGGCGATGGCGCTCAGACGGCGACGACCGCCGACATCTTCCTGCCGGCCAACACGGTCGATCACGTCATCGTCAGCCCGGGCCAGAGCATTTCGGCCATCAAGGCCGCGACCAACGGCCTGGTGACGGCGACTGCCGGTACGCTGTGGGTCACGGAAATGTCGTGATGGGCGGCGTCCTGATCCGGCCGCATCTCGACAGCAACGGCAGAGACCTTGCGATCGAGCACGTCCAGGACGTCGAGCCGATCCTGGAATGGAATAGGCAGGCGCGGCGCGACGAGCAGCACGGCGATTGGGGGCGCCACGTCGCACGTATCCCCAACGTCGTCTACGTCAAATGGCTCGACGAGGAGCATGCCAGGGGCAACACCGCCCTGCGGCTGTTCACGCCTGAATTCGATGATGTCGTACAGAAAAAGCTTGCCGATCCCGAATGGGCCTATTTGCGAACCGATCGGCCCAAATTGCTGTCCGGCTGGTCAGCGGAGTTCTCGTGACACAAATCGCAGATTACGCATCGTTGCAAACGGCGGTGACCGAGTATCTCGCCAGGGATCAGGACACCACGCTGATTGCCCGCATTCCGAGCTTCGTCCAGCTCGCGGAAGCGAAATTCAATCGACAATTATTCGTTCGGCAGATGGAGCAGCGCGCCACCGCGTTGACCGATACGACGTCGAGCGAGCCGGAATTCATTTCGCTGCCGGCGGATTTCCATTCGATGCGGCGGATTCGCCTGTCGAGCGTGACACGCAAGCCGCATCTCGAATTCATGTCCGGGATTCAGCTCGACGAATATCGCACGAGTATTTCGAACGTGCCCGGCCATCCGCGCTACTTCACCATCTTCGGCGACGAGATCGAGATCGCGCCGACGCCGGACGCCGATTATACGATCGAGATGGTGTACCGGCAGAACGTTCCACCGCTGGCGGATAATTCGACCAACTGGTTGCTGGCGCTGGCGCCGGATCTGTATCTGTACGGCGCGCTGCTGGAATCGGCGCCCTACATCAAGGAAGACAGCCGGATCCAGACCTGGGGCCTCGGCTTCAGCACCGCGCTTTCCGATCTGAACAATCTGGGGCTCACCTCCACGTTCAACGCCGGGCCGATGACGGTCCGCGTTTCCGGACAGGTTTTTTAGGACATTCACAGCAATGGCATCGTTCAACAAGTTCAATTGCTTCGTCCAGGACGTCGCGCATGCGCTGCACGACATGCTCACCGGCACATCGCAGGTCTACAAGATCTACCTGACCAACACCGCGCCGGTGGTCACCAACACGGTCTACAACACGCCGGCCGATCTTTCGACCGCGAACGGCTATACCGCTGGCGGCAACAGCATCGGCACCATCACGGGTTCGCAGACCTCGGGAACCTTCCGGTTCATCGGCGGCAGCGATCCGGCGTGGACGGCAAGCGGCGGCTCGATCGGGCCGTTCCAGTATGCCGTGCTCTACAACTCGACCTCGTCGACCAAGCCGCTGATCGGCTGGTGGGATTACGGCGTCGCGATCACGCTGACCAACGGCAACACGTTCACGGTCGATATCGACCAGGTCAACGGTATCCTGACGATTACCTGAGGCGATTGGCGGATGGCAGCTTTTCTCGATGGATGCCGGTTCAATCCGGCCGCCGGCGGCACGACCGACTGGACTTTTTCGTCGGCGGTGACGGGTTATCAGAGCCCGGCGTCAGCCAATGTCGTCAACGGCCGGCTCTACAAATATCGCGCCGAAAGCGCCGACCTCAGCCAGTGGGAATTCGGCGAGGGCGCCTACAACACGTTGACTGGCGTGCTGGCGCGCATCACCGTGCTCTATAATTCGGCGGGCACGACATCCAAGATCAGTTTCTCGACGGTGCCGCAGGTAGCGATCGTGGCCCTGAAGGAAGATCTGCTGTCGATCGAGGAAGCCAACAGTTTCACGTCGACGCAGCAATCGCAAGGGCGCTCGAATCTCGGTGCGGCGTACAATGCTAACCCGACTTTCGATGTGTTCCTGGGCAGTCCAACGGGCTCGTCGAACACGTCGACCGGGCAAGCCATGGGTTTTGGCGCCTCGTGCAAGCTGGCGATCGTCGATGGAACGCGTGCTCACGTATTCTTTTCAGGCGTGATGAACTCGCAAAGCGGAACGGGATGCATTGTTCAGTTCATTTTCGGCACCGGCACGCCCCCCGCGAATGGTGCAACCACCGGCCTGGGCACTATCGGTACTCAGGTTCTTGAATGCGCGGGTAACGGTTCGTCATCGTTGAGCGAGATATTCTCGATCAATCGCGTTCTTACCGGCCTCAGTCCCGGCACCACCTATTGGTTCGATATCCTCGTCAAGTCTACAAGCGCCTCGTTCACGCAGTCCGTTACGAACGTTCAAGGCTCGGGGTTCGCATTTTAAATGTCGCTTCTCGGTTTTGATGCGCTCGGCAGGTTGGCTCTCGGGCAGTTAACCCACCCGCAATCGACCAATACCGTCCTGACGGCTTCATCAGGCTCATACGCCGAAACCGGCACCGCGGCGATGTTCAAGCCGGCGCTGGGCGGCATCTTCGCTGCCTATGCGATAACCGGCGTCGCGGCGTTGTTCAACGGAAAAATGTCCGCGTTGGTCGGCGCCTGTGCGGAGAGCGGCGTCACGGCCGCGTTTCGCACGTCTGCGCTCTCGGGCGGTACGAGCCATGCTTTGGCCGGTGTTGCTACGAGTTTTAATCCGCGGCTCGGCGCGATTCCTGGCGCCTGTACGCTCAACGGCTACGGCGCGAATGAACGGGTGATGGAAGCGACAAGTTCGCTTGCATACGCGGTCACGGGCTACCCCACGACTTTCACCCGCGATTTCGAGGCCTGGTGTCCGCGTCCGTTCGCATCTGACGCCTGGATCGCGGAATCGGCTGAGCCCGCCGCATGGGTCGACAAGCCCGCGCCGTCGGCGCTCTGGACGGCGAGGGCAGTGCCAGCCGAAACATGGACGCCTTCGATCGAGCAATCCAAGAACTGGACCGCTGAGTAATGCCGCTTCTTGCCTATGGCGATTATCGCCCCGATGTCAGCGACTATGAAGGCCGGGCCACGCGCAATATCTTGAACGCAATTCCGCGCGGCGACGGCTATGGCCCGTTTCCCGGCTTCTCGGCTTACACCGCGGCGCTTCCGGCGCCCTGCAGGGGCGCGTTCTATGCGCTGAAATCGGACGGCACCGTCGTCACCTTTGCCGGTACGGCCGGCAAACTCTACAGGCTGAACAACACCGATTTTACCTGGATCGACGTTTCGGCAGGCGGATCGAGTTATTCGGCGCTGTCTTCCACCGCGCAATGGCAGTTCGCGCAGACCGGCAATCTGGTTTTCGCCACTCAGGCCAATGCGGTGCTGCAGGTGTTCGACCTTTCGTCGTCGACGGCGTTTTCCGCGGCGCTCGGGTCGCCGCCGCAAGCGGCCTATATCAGCGTGGTCGGCCGGTTCCTGGTGCTCTCCGGGTTGCTGTCCACGCCATACCGTATCCAGTGGTCAGGGCTGGATAGCTTCAACGGCGCCGATAGCTGGACCAGTGGCGTCAATTCGTCCGACTTCCAGGATTTTCCCGACGGCGGCATCGTCCGCGGCGTCGCCGGCGGCGAGGCCGGCGTGATCTTCCAGGACCAGGCGATCCGCCGCATGTCCTATGTGCCGGGTTCCCCGATCATCTTCCAGATCGATCGCATCACCCAGGACAAGGGGCTGTATGCGCCTTATTCGATCATCCGGGCCGGCGAGCGGATATTCTTCTACGCAGGCCAGGGCTTTCACAAGATCGAGCCTGGCGGCGTGCCCGAGCAGATCGGCCGCGAAAAGGTCGACCGGGCGTTTCTGGCCGATCTCGACAAGGGCAATCTGCAACTGTTCATGGGCGCCGCGGATCCCCGCAGCACGCGCATCTACTGGGCCTACAAATCCGTATCCGGCGCGGTCGGCACCTATGACAAGCTGCTCGGCTACGACTTCCTGTTCGACCGTTTCTTTCCGGTGTCTGTGACCGGCGAGTATTTGCTCGGCATTTCGCAGACCGGCCTGACGCTGGAAAACCTCGACAGCATTTCATCGTCGCTCGACGCGTTGACGCTGAGCCTCGACGCTTACGCAACCGCCGTGCAACCCGAAATTGCGCAGTTTGATAGCTCTAACACGCTCGGCTTCTTCCGCGGCGTTAACCTTGAAGCAATGCTGGAAAGCGCGGAGCAGGGCACCGACGGCAACCGGGTTACAGTGAAGGGTTTTCGCCCGATCACGGATGCCGCGACGCTGTTCGGCTCGGTGTCATGGCGCGACACGCAACTCGTGGCGGCGACCGCGGGTGTGGAAGTGCCGATCAGCGCGCGCACCGGCCGTTGCGACACGATGCGCGACGCCAGATACACGCGCTTCAAGATCAGGATTCCCGCAGGCACCTCCTGGACCTTCGCGGCTGGCGTCGAGCCCGATATCACGACCAACGGCACGCAATGACGGCCTACGTTCCCGGCACCACCGAGACCGATCTGAAGAAGATCGTTCTCGCCATCCAGCAGCTCGCGGCAGGCCGGTCGAATGCGGTCGGCACCGTGACGCTTGCCACCGGCGCCGCCTCGACCGTTGTGACCGACAAGAATTGCGCGGCCGGCTCGGTGCCGATCACCGTGCCGGTCACAGCGAACGCCGCGGCGGAAATCGGCAGCGGCACCCTGTTCATCAGCGCGGTGGCCAATGGCTCCTTCACCATCAGCCATGTCAACTCCGCCACGTCGGGACGCACATTCCTCTACGCGCTCATTGGCTGAGCTGGTCTGCGTCGATCCCGCAAGGGTGCATGAGATCTGGCCGCATGTCGCGCCGCTGCTGAAGGCGGCCTGCGTTCGTACCGGACTGAACGCTTTCGCCAATGTCGAAGCAGATATTCTTTGCGGAGGCAGCCTGCTTTGGATCGCCTGGAATGGAGAGGCGATCGAAGCCGCCGCGGCAACGATCCTGATTAATACCGAGGCAGGCAAGATCTGCATCATCACGGTATGCGGCGGCAGCGGAATGAAGCGCTGGCTGCCGCTGCTCGCTGGCATCGAAAATTACGCACGAGACGAAGGCTGTGCGCGCGTCCGCATTTTCGGACGCAAGGGCTGGCTGCGCGCGCTCGAGGGATTTGAAGAGAAACACATCATTATGGACAAGGAATTGAGCTAATGGGTTCGTTAAATTATTCCGGCGTGTACCCCATCAATCCGACGTTTCCTAACAACGGAATGCCTGCACCTGGTGGCGTGCTCCGCTTCCCGCCGCAAACCGAAGCGGAGATGCAGCAGCCCGATGGTGGGAGCGTTCCCGGTCCTGGTTCGAACGCGATAGGTGCGCTCCTCGGCGCGTTGGCTGCCTTCGGAGCTGCGCACGTATTGCAGCAGCACTTTGCTGGAAGCAATGCCGACTCGACGCCCAAGCCGATCGATCCGAATTTCAGGGCGCTTACGAGGCGACCATCATCACCACCCGCAATCAATGGAGATCAGCCGCTCGCGGCTGATTCGGCTGAAACAGCTGCTCAACCGACCGCGTCGGATATCGCAGCCGGGGTTTCCGAGGGTAATCCGACGGCCAATTTCACAGGCCAAGGTCTGGCGGCAAAGGCGCATGATCCAAACAAACAAAAAGTCAGAACTGTTCCAGACGCACCTCCCATTGCTCCGACTGAAGGTGAGCCACCCCCTGGCGTCGATTGCGATGAAGAATTGAAAAGAGAACGAGAAGCATGCGAGCAAGCCGAAGGTTGGAACTGGAAAGGCAAATATGGCGGTGCGCAGTACAGACCTCGGGGAGTTCGAAAGTGGACGGCCGATGACTGTGTGGGTATGCGCGTGAGCGAGGCCTGCGGTGGCGATGTAATTCGCAAACCTGGAGATCCTAACTACAGTAGGCCGAAGCGATCTAAATAAATCGCCAGGCTCGCGCTGAGTGGCCGGAGCGGCCGGCATAAGCCGGTTCGCTTAGGCACGCGAGAGGCGAACGGAGGCCTTAACGCAAGCGTTGACTAAAGTTCTTGTTTTGTTCTAGGATGCGCTCTAGCTTCGCGAAGAGTCTCGTCCGAAACGAGCGAGCGACGGCATAGAGGACGTGCCGCCGCAACGGTAGCCGCCGGAGTGAAGTGAGAATGTATGGGGGCTTCGATGAAAATTGAGGAAACTGAGCGTTTCGAACAACACTTGAACGTCTGCATTAAGGAGCTCTCCTTGGCGTTGCTGCTTGCCAAGCGAGGTTGCGATGCCACCGAATTTCTTGAAATCAAACGTACGATTGGTGATCTCATTGCGAAAGCTGACGCGCTTTGCTCGAAAAGATGAAGATCATCCCGAGCTAATTTGACTCGGGATGGCGTTGAACGGCAAAGGCTGTGCGGAATCTCCGATTGGAGAAAGGATAGTCCGAACGTGGGCGACATGAAACAACGAGGTTCGTCCGAAGCGGGCTAGCGGCGGAACGCAGGGTTGCTGTCGGAACGGAATCCTCCGAAGTAGGAACGGGATCGCATGTAACCCTATGACTGGAGGCAGTCTGGAGCCCAGCCATGAGCGATGGTCTGATCAAAATCAGCTACCCCGTCGAGTCCGACTCATGGGACGGCGCGAGTGGGGAAAACATCTGGGTTCAGTTGGTAGAGTTGGTAGATATGGTGCCGCCGCATCGAACGATCGCAATGGTCGAGAGTATTCCGTTTTCGACGCGAACATTGAGTTATGGCGACAAGATATTGCTCAAATGCGAGGAACACGAGAAGCAAGTGAAGTTCGTGTCCATCGTGGAGCGTGGCGGGCACTCGACCTGCCAGATCTACGTCGAGAAGGAAAATCCGGATGCGTCCGCCGTGCTCAAGCGGATGAAACTGATCGGGTGTGGTTGGGAAGGCGGCCAACACGGCAGCGGCAAGGTCTATGCCTTGGACATTCCTCCGGAAGTGGACTTCGACGAGGTCTTTGACTTCCTCGAGAAAGGAGAGGGTGAAGGTCGTTGGCTGTTTCAGACAGGATATATCGGGCATCCCGAGAAAGATGAGCCAGCGTCACCGAGCTCGTGAGGAACCAAACACAGCGGAGCATTTGATCTTCACTTGACATTGTTCTTGATTTGTTCTAATTCAACCCTGAAGATTTCTTTATAAAAAGGCGCCCTGAGGATGTTGCGTTGGAAGATCACTGTTGCGGCTTGCAATGAGTGTTCGCCGCGGCCAAAATGGAGTAAGCCGTCGGCGTACACTGGCAATCGCGGTGCCAAGTCGATCTGTAGCATAGCTTTTCGCGTAGCCTTTGCCGTGTTCGGCGCGCTCGCGTTGGCGTTCTCCACCATCAGCATTTCGCATGCACAGGGTGCTGATCCCGAGTCTGCCCGAGTGTCGGATGCAGAGCGGGCAAGCTACGCCGATGCTCTCGCCTATTGTCGGGGAGATGTTCCGCATCCGGAAGCGCTTCGTGCCGACGGGCGCGTGCTGTGTCTTGATGGCTGGATTTTCTTGAGTAACGATATCTTGCTCGCCAACCGTCTCGAGCATGGCGGCATTTTTGTCGTTCGCAATTCCGGCGGCGATGCGGACGGCGCCATCGCATTGGCTAGTCTGCTTCGTATCAAGGAGGCGACGGTCGTCATCAATGATTATTGTGTGGCAACCTGCGCAAATTATCTTTTCACCAGCACGGCAAGGGCCTTTGTCCCCAGGGACGCTCTTGTCGCCTGGACCGTTGGGGACCGTAACGGCTACTGTGTCGATTTCTCGGAAATGTCCGATCCGCGTGCACCCCGGTTGGTCGCAGCAGGGTGCCCTGGAGCAGGAGCGTACGCTGATCCGCGCAACGACGGCCCGCTTGGACGATCCCGCGATGGGACAGAGATGATAGGCCCTGAACAGCCGCCAGAGAGCGTGTTTGTTCGAAAAATTCTCAAACGTAAGTTTGACGAGACCGGCCGTTACCCCGTTCACTTCTTCTGGACCTGGAATCCGCGTTACTACGCCAGCTCGATCCGGACGCAAGTGATTTACGAGGCATATCCGGAGAGCCAGGAACAGGTCGAAGCAATTGCGAAGAAAGTCGGCTTCCGGCCTCCGGTAATCTGGGATCAGTAGCGAAGTTTTTAAACGCAAACCCCCGTGCGGCGTCCAGGTCTGGCGCAGATCGTCGCTGTCAGATTTTTTTCCTACCTCGAATTGCGAGTAAAAATATATGGTGGCCCGATTCAAAGACGATTCCGATCAGCTGCCGAATTGGGGACCTGCCGGAGTATTGCCGAGGGTACCGCGCCCTTTGGGCAATTGGACTCCTCCGCCATTGCCGACGATTCCTGAATCGTTTCCGACTCTTGAACCGTCTTACCCCACAAATGGAAATCCCTGGTCGCTTGAGCGGTCGATCTCTCCAACTCCGCCAAATTACTTTCCAGTGCCACTACAGCCTTCCGCTCCTTCGCCTGGACCGGGCCCAAGATCCTTCACTGACCCTGAAAACAGCATGGCGTTGTCAGCGAGCCCTGGTGGCTTGCTCGCCAGGCTCCACGAGGTGATGCGGCGGCCCGCAGAAGGATCGCTTCTCAATCCCGGCGATGGCGGACGATAGATTTTTGCTCGATTGCAACGCGCTTGTACGCCGTTCCAGAAACTTAGCTTTATTATTTTCGCGAGGAAACCCCGATGGGCGGACAATCGTCATCGACACAGGCCCAGCAATCGCAAAGCGCGCCCTGGCAAGCGGCGCAGCCGATGGTGCAGGATATTTTAGGGCAGCTCAACCCGCTGATCCAGAACAGCGGACTGAACTCCACCGAGAGTAATGCGATCAGCCAGCTCTCGCAAAATGCCGCGCAGAGCAATCCCTATGCGCCGCAGATCGGCAGTTTCGTTTCGAACCTGCTCAACGGCGGCGGCGCCACGGCGCAGGCGCCGGCGTTGCAGAGCGGGCTTTCGACCCTGCAGAGCCAGCTCACGCCTTATGCCAATGGCTCGATGATCGGCAACAATCCGGCGCTGCAGGCGCAGCTCGACCAGATCGCCAGCGATACGACGAACCAGGTCAATTCGCAGTTTGCCGCCGCCGGCCGTGACGGGTCCGGCATGAACCAGCAGACGCTGGCGCGCGGCATCGCGCAGGGCGAGGCGCCGGTGATCGCGGCGCAATACAACCAGGATGTCGGCAACCAGCTCAACGCGGCGAATGCGCTTTACGGCGCGCGGAACTCGACCAGCGGGCTGCTCGCGGGACTGACGCAACAGGGCCTCGCCAATCAGTTGCAGGGCGTCACCTCGTCGCAGGACGCGCTCAACGCCCAGAATTACACCCCGCAACAGCAGCTCGCGCTGGCGCAACTGGCGCAGAGTATCCCGGCGCAAAATCTGAGCCTGCTGGCGCAGATCGGCGTGCCGATCGCGCAACTCGGTCAGCAGACGTCGGGCACCACGAACAGCACGCAGCAACTGTCCGGCGCACAGCAGTTCGCTACCCTCGCTGGAGGTATTAGCTCGCTGCTTGGTTCCGGACCAGGAGCGAATTCGGGCGGCAGCGGCCTGCTCGGACTGTTGAAATGGTCTGATCGCCGCCTGAAGGAAGACATCGCAGAGGTTGGCAGGCTGTTCGACGGCACGCCGGTCTACGCCTATCGCTACAAGGGCGCGCCGGCCTACCACATCGGCCTGATGGCGCAGGACGTCGAAAAGACTACGCCTGCGGCCGTGGTCGAGGTCAACGGCTACAAGGCGGTGGACTATCGCGCGGCCACCGAAGCGTCGCGGCAAATGCATGGAGGCTGCTGATGGGGTTGTTCGACGATTATGTTGATCTGCAGCAGTTCGATAGCGGCGGGGGTTTGCTCGGCCGATTGCTGGCATTGAAGCACTCTCAAAATCAGGATCAGCCCGCCCAACCGCAATCATTCGCTCCGCAGCGTCCGGCGCCTTGGTTGAGTGGGGCAAGCTACAATCAGTCGCCCTCGAACCGGCAGGTGTCTGCTGCCGACCCGTTCCCAGGGTCCGCAATAGGAGCTACGGTTTTTGTGCCATACTCGCCGGCACCGGCAAACCAAAGCGATATACAAAAGGTCGGCATTCAGAGTAATGAAAGCATTTATTGCAGGACCATGAGAAACCTTTGCCATAGCGAGTGTGTCGATCTGGCGTTACAACGCGATGGTATCGGCCCTTATAGGGCTTGCGTACGCGAATGCATGCAACGAGCTGGATGTTTCGATTTTTAGGAAGTTGTGTACGCTGCAGGATCGGCTTCATGAAAAAGCAAGTTGCGGAAGAAATTTGCGGCATGATCGAGGATATCCTCGGTCAGATGCAGGTGTGCAGCAATTACGCAATTGAAAATTGTGAACAGTACCAGCTGAAGAGTATTGTAACCGCGCTGGCTAAATGTGTTACCGAGCTAGATATCGAGATTCTTGAACCGATCCATAGAGCGTTTCCGGAACTCAAGCCACCTTTCTTGTCCCGATAACCAGGATTAGCGCGGAAGCCCTTGGTGGTTTAGGTAATACAGCAAGAGGTTCGAATGCCCGAGCCAGAGTCAGTTCGTGATGGCGTCCTAAACATCATACGGGATTACTTCAAGATCAATGACCCGATCAACGATGAAACCCTGATCTATCACGACCTCGGGATTGCCGGCGACGATGCTGGCGAACTGCTTGATGAAATTAATGCGAAATTCGGCGCCATGTTTCCCGGGTTCGACTTTCACACTTACGTCCCTGACGACGTGGATGCGTTTTGTTACCACATCGGCAAGTTGTTCGGCATACGCGACAAGCGGAAGGGCATTTCGTTCGGACACCTTGTGCAGGTGATCGAGGCCGGCCACTGGTTCGAGGAATAGCTCGTCTCGGCGCGGCGGTTCAGTCTGCGTCAATGCTTGCGATGTGAATTCGACTGATTGCGGACTCGCTCTGCCAATCTTCTTTCCCACAATCTCATTTCATTTGGAGCGGCAAACGATGGCCGATGACTTACGCGCGGTGCTGACCGGTGCCGCATTCGATCTGGCAGCTGCGGGCTATGCGCCGATGCCAGATCCCGAGAAAACGCCCGACCGGGAGGAGATCGGGAGCGATAATGCTTCACTGCGGCAAGCCGCGGACCAACGCCCGGCGCCGCGCGGTGAAGTCATCGTGCGGGAGTATACCGATGCCCGTGGCAAACGGGCTGCGACGAACGAGGCCGTCACGCTCGAGCGCGCCAGTCGCGACTATGCGCGCGCCGTCGCCGCCGACAAGGCGCTGGAAAGCGAGGTTTCGGTCGCGAAATCCGCGCATGTTGACGCGCCGCATGCAGAAGCCGTGGCAAACGACAGCGATGGCGATGGATCCCATGATCGCGAGCCATCCGACGACAAGGCCAACGCGACGACGGTCGAAGAGGCGGAGCAAAAAGGGACGACCAGGTCTCGCGGCGAAAGCCCCGACGCCAACTCCGCAAGGCTCGATCCCGAGCTCGCCAAAGCGCTCGAACACCCGCAAGTCCGCCTGGCGATCGAGGAGAAACTCGGCGAGGTCGAGAAGAGCCGGCAAGGCTATGTCGACGGGCTTACCGCGGCGACCCACATGGCGCAGGTCAGCTTTGTCAGCCAGTTTCCCGATCTGGCGGGTATTGCGCCACAGCATCTCCCGGCTGCGCTCGAGCAGATGTCGCGGCAGGACCCGGCGAAATTCGCGCGCGTTCAGGCCCTGGTCGCGACGACCGAACGCCTGTTCGCGCAACAGCAGCATGAGAGCCGACGCCAGAGCGAAGCCGCGCAGCAGAATTTTCAGCACTATGCAAAATCGGAGGATGCGCGGCTCGAGAGCATGCTGAAGGGCGAGCCGCCCGAGGTTCAGCGCGCGGTATCGGCGGAGATCATGGCGTCCGCCAAGGCCAGCGGTGTCGAGGAAGCCGAACTTTTGCGGCTGTTCAACAGCGAGCCTCTCATGCGCAACGCCGTATTTCAGCGTATGATGTATGACGCCGGAAAATATCGCCTGATGATGAAGGCAAGGGACACCATCGCAGCGAGGCCGGTGCCGCCGGTACAGCGGCCCGGCTCGGCCCGCTCTGCCGCTGAGCGCGAACATGCCGATCTACGCACATTGAGCGCTAAATTGTCGAACTCCGGTGATATCAAGGACGCTGTGACGCTCTACCACGCGCGCAAGGCAAGCCGGCGCTGAACGAAGGAAGAGCGTCATTTCCGCATCGTTAATCTCCACGAATCCGCTGCTGGCGGCATTGGCGCAAGCGCGGATGCGTGCCGCGCCGATGTTCGCCAAATGGTGCGAGCTCAACGGGCTTTCGGCCTGTCCGGCAGCGCCCGCCGTGGTCGCGAGGTTCGTTGCCGATTGCGCGGCGCTGGGCATCGAGCGGCTGTGGCCCGCGGTGCAGGAAATTTCGAAAATGCATGTCGGCCTCGGATTGGCCGATCCAACGCTCGGCGGTGTGGTGGCCGACGCCATTGACGAGGTCGCGCGCGTTGCGCCGCCGCGTTCCTGGCCGGATGATCGCAAGCTGCGGTTCAAGGCGCTGCCGTACGATCTGCAACTCTTTGTCGCCGCCCATGAGGCGCGGCGCGAGAAAGCGATCCGGCGGGCGCAGAACGAAGGCGCAAACACCAGGCAGAAATTGCTGGCGGCCGAGTAGAAAGCAGGGGCCGTGACAGATCAAGACAAAGAAAGCGAATACCGATGAACCCAACCGCCGTGCCGACGCTTGAAGATCGTGTCACGCAGATCCGGTCCGAGATCGACGCGATCGTCGATGCTCGGGCCGAAGCCGTCGCCAGGCAAAGTCCAGGCGTTCCGCTCGGCGTGATCCGCAATCTGCTCACGGCGCGCGCCGGGGTTTGCCGGTGCGCGCAATATCTGGAGTTGGTTCGCGACAAGACCGGCCCGCAAGGTCAGGCATAGTTCGGCATGTGCCAGTTCTCGCGCCGGCCTGCACTCAATGAAGCGATAGCCCCGTCGCCGCCTCGAGCTCGGCAATCGCCTGAGGCGCACTGAGCACCTTGATCGTCGCCATGCCCATCTCGCGCGCCGGCTTCAGGTTAACGCCGAGATCGTCGAGATAGATGCAATTTTTGGGATCGACGGCAAGTGCCTCGGTCATCATCCGGTAAATGCGGGGATCGGGTTTTCGAAGGCCGATCTTCGCCGACTCGATGACATAGTCGAACAGCGTCATGACCTCCGCGACATACAGCGACCGGCCGGCCGTGCTGCCGATGCTGTTGGCCGGCAGGTTGTTGGTAATGCAGCCGGTTTTGAAATGTGTCTTCACGCGCCGAAGCGCCTCTATCATCTCCGGCCGCAAATCGCCCGATAGCAGCGGCAGGACGTCCTTGCCCCGGACTTCGGCGCCCAGCGCCAGCGATTCCGCCGCGAACAATTGGTCGAACGCTTCCAGATCGACCTCGGCACGCTCGAATTTTGCCCAGGCGTTCTCCCAGTGATTGTTCGCATTGGTGCGCCGGATGATATCGGCCGGAAGGCCCCGCTCGGTCTCAAATCGCGCAAAAGCCTCGAATGGCGACGTCGTGAGCACGCCGCCGAAATCCCAGATCACCGCCTCGATCATCAATTCCCGCCAATGTGAACCGCTAATTCCCATCGGCTAGCACGGCACGACGGCCGGGGCCAGCCCGTACCAATTCGTTTCAGACGAACGAACGCTGCAAACGGCGATCGGGTTTGCCGTCTCCCTTTCAAAGGAAACAGAATGACACTTTATAAATGGTCGCAAACGGCTTCGGCTGACGCCACCGCGGACTCCACCATCAACTGGGCGGAGGGCCAGGCGCCGTCGAGCGTCAACGATTCCGCCCGCGCCATGATGGCGGCAACTGCGAAATACCGGGACGACATCGCGGGCGCCATCGTGACCACGGGCACGTCTACCTCCTATCAGGTCACCTCATATCAGGACTTCGATACGCTGGCGCGTTTGAACGGCCAAATGGTCGCCTTCACGCCCCATGCGACGAATGGAGCAAATGGCGTCAATCTCAATGTTGACGGGACCGGGTCTAAGCCCTTGCGGACGTCTCCGGGCGCGGACCTGCTGGCCGGCACCATCATCCAAGGCACGCCTTATGTCGCGGTCTACAATAATGGCGATGGGGTATTTTATTTGCGCGGCTTTTTCGGCAACCCATATAACGTCCCTCTCGGCGCAGGGATGGACTATTGGCTGCCAACGGCGCCGAACAGTTCATTCGTATTTCCGACAGGGCAGGCAATTTCGCGCACGACCTATGCGACCTTGTTTGCGGCGATGGGGACGACCTACGGCACAGGCGACGGCTCGACGACGTTCAATTTGCCGGACAAGACCGGTCGCGTGTCGGCTATGCAGGAAGCGACGGCGACGCGGCTGCCATCCTCGGCATTCACCGGCAATTCAACGGTTTTGGGCGCGGCCGGCGGCAATCCATCCGATACGCTTGTAGCAGCCAATATTCCGAACGGCGTTTCCGTCAGCGTTAGCGGTACCGTGACTGTGAGTAGCCCCCTCGAGTTGCCTACGACGACGGGGACTTGGATTAACAACATCGGAAGCACGACCGGAACCGGAGGTGGTGATTTTCCGCAAGGCACTGGCGCTGTTGGCAACATGAACAGCTTTTCCGGTAGCAATACCTTGACAGGCGCCACCACCGGCAATTCGTCGCCCACTTCAATCTCGACCGTGCAGCCCACGATCATCTGCAACTATATTTTGCGGATTATCTGAGGTCACCAAGCCGCCACATCGAAAAACTCGACGGCTTCGACTTTTGTCGGCTCGCGATATTGCCAGCTTCCGTCAGGCAATCGGCGGCGCATTTTCGCGTCGTCGTGGTGCCATCGCCGTTGCCAGCGGAACAGGCGCGCTATCAAGGTTCCGAGCATGGCTCCGAACGTAGCGCGCAGCACTCAGAAAAATAACTGATTAGTCGAGCGGCGTTAAAGCTGGCCCGTATTTTTTGAACGGTCGGTCCTCCTCAGAAAACTATATCCACATCCCCTAAACGAGCAATCCCTATGAATAATATCGTAGCCCTCCAGGCCGCGAACGTCGAACGTTGGCGAAGGGCTAGAATCACGCGTGATTGCTCGGCTGCGGCAAAGGGCCTTGTATCCGCCAAGCCGCGCTATCAGGCCGTTGAAGCCAAAACCGGCGTGCCCTGGTTTGTGATCGCTGTCATCCACGAGCGGGAATCCGGCCAGAATTGGTTTGCCAACCTCGCCCAGGGCGATCCCTGGAACAGGGTTTCGGTTCACGTCCCGGCGGGGCGCGGTCCTTTTCGGTCATGGGAGGAGGCTGCAACAGACGCTTTGACGGATTGCGCGCCTTACTTGGCGCGCAACCAGGATTGGAGCATCGGCGGCACACTGACGAGGCTCGAGGAATATAACGGGCTTGGCTATGCCGCGCGCGGGGTCCCATCGCCCTATCTTTGGGCCGGTACCGATCAATACAAATCCGGCAAATATGTCCGTGATGGCGTCTACGATGCTTCGGTCGTCGATAGCCAGCCCGGATGCGCTGGCCTGCTGCTGGCCATCATGAGACTGGATCGAACCGTCAGATTTGATGGAAAAATGCCGCCGATCGCGGCACCTCCCGCGATAACTCAAGTTCCTCCGTCTCCTCGCGCTTCCGGTCAGCCTTCGATCGCCAATCCATCGAAGGGTTCGATCGGCGCCTTCATTGCTTCGCTTATCACCTCGATCTTCAACGAGAAAAGGAAATGATCATGTGGACTATTTTTGATGCCGTCGTGCTTGCCGCCGGCTATGTCGCCTCGATTTATACCTGGCCCAGGATCAAGCTTTGGGCGAACGGCGCCCAGACTGAAATCGCAAGCCTCGAGGCGAGGGCGGCCGCGCTCAAGGCGGCGCTGTAACATGTGGGCAAGACTCAAGGCGCTCTGCCGGCACTCGCTGACGATCGCATGGAGCTATTGCCTCGCGATCGTCGGCGCCATGATGCAGGGACTCGATGTGCTCGCCGACGCGCTCGGCGATCCAAACCTGAAAGATCAGATATCGGCGGCGGTCGGCGACGCCAAAACGGTCGGCCGGATCCTGCTCGGCGTGTCGGTCGTCACCCTGATTGCGCGGTTGCGAACAGCTCGTAAGGCAAACTGACATGTGGATGGCGATCCTTTCCTTTCTTGGCGGACCGGTCATCAAGGGATTGATCGATGCGTACCAGGCCAAGTTGAAGGCCGGCAACGTCGAGGCCAAGATCGCCGCAGATCTGGCCGCGACCGAGATTGCAGCGCAGGTCTCGGAGATGAACGCGGTCACGCAATATCGCATCGCGGAAATCGGGCGCTGGTATGAGCCCGACAAGCTGATGGGATATTTCGTCGCGTTATATTTCGGAAAGTTGCTGGTATGGGACAAGGTCCTTGGGCTTGGAACCACCGATCCGCTAGCCGGGTTTGCCTCGGTTACGTCCAATCTCGTGGTGTCATTCTATTTCGCCAAGCGCGGCTTCGAGAACGTCGCACGGATCATCAAGAGATGACAGCGGCTGTACCGAACGGCGATCCTGAGGATAACCAGGCGATGAACGAAATGCGTCGGGAGGATATCAGGGCGGTGGTCGCTGAGACGCTCGCCGAGCAGCAGCGGATTGATCGCAGCGATATCGACGCGGTCGTGCTCAAGGCCATGGCGACGATCCTGACTTCGTTCGGTATCGAAGAGGATGATCGCCGGGAATTGCGAGCGGATTTCCAGCATCTGAGGCGCTGGCGCAAGAGTGTCGAACAGGCACAAAGCTACACGTTCAAGGCCGCGATAACGATCATCGTTACCGGTTTTGTCGGGGCCGTGTGGCTCGGGGTCAAGGTCGTGCTTGGAAAATGATAGCTGTCATCATCGTGCTTGCGGGGTTGCAACTCTTGCCCCCGCCGCGTGTCATTCCCTGCTGGGCGGTACGGAAAGCGGTCGCTCAATATGGCGTGGCGGCGGTCGAAACCTGGGCGCGGGTCAAAGGCGTTTCCGACAAGGAGATCGAACAGGCGAAACGATGCCTCAGGTGAGTTCGTACAGGATCCGTGAGGTTGACGGACAGGACGACGAGGTGGTGGAGACCCTGACCGAACTCCATCGGCTTACGTTCTTTGATAGCGCCCGGGTTCCGGAATTCGATCGCGGCCATTGGTGGCTTGCTTTCCGGGAAGCGTTACCGATTGCTTTTGCCGGCGTGGTTCCATCGACGCACGCCTACAACGCCGGGTATTTTACCCGTGTGGGCGTGCTGCGAAAGCATTGTGGGCACGGCCTGCAACTGCGTCTGATGCGCGCTATGGAATCCCGGGTCCGCCGCAATGGATGGAGTTGGGTGGTTTCGGACACCACCGATAACGTCGCCTCTGCAAACAATTTTATTCGCGCCGGCTACCGCTTGTACCGACCGCAACATCCCTGGGCGTGGCCAAACACGTTGTACTGGCGAAAATCTGTCGTGTGA